CCCAGTGGCTTCCGTCATTTTTGTAGTACTTCATCTTCCGGGCCATAACTACAGGTATCCAGCCGCATATGTAATAAACAGGGGAGCGGCCGACCACCAAGACACCTACATCGGTAGCGCGATCAGTACGACCTATGATTAATGAACCATCGGTGTACTTGGTCCACTTAACTTCAATCTGCGCACCTACATCGGCTTCACGTTTATAGGTGTTATTAGTAGGCACGAAGTTTTTGAGGCCGAAGTACTCAGCTACAGCTATCTCAGCGCCTACCGATTCGCTCATCTCTGATACGTATTCATGAAAGTTAAGATTACGTACAGCTCTGTTAGGGTGATCTGCAACAGCATTAATACTCGCTACTCGATCTAGTCCTACTGTGTGCGCCTGTACTTCTTGCGAATAATCTAAAATTACTTTGATTATTTGATGCACTCAGCGCACCACCAATCCCAGCCGCCATCGGGCCAATCGTGGATACGGCCACCAATATCTAAACAATCTTTAGCGCAGTGATCGCATCTACGAGCTGGGGTAGAGGTAGTACTTCCATCATCATTAAACCGAGTAACTATTCCGCCTCTAACTATCTCGGCGTAACCCATTACAGGTGATCCGCTAGCTCAGGCTTAGGGGTGTACCAGCTACCGGTATTAGTTTGTTTCTGCCATATTGGAGCACATTGTTTAGCCTTAACTCTTTCAGTGCACATATAGCCGCGCCATTCTTTCCCAGTACTCTTAGCTGATCCTGTCTTAAAGATCATGTGCCCGTGATTACAGATAGGGGATTCTTCTATTTCACTGCCACCTAATTGATCTTTAACTAGCTCGAGCGCAGTACCTAGAGGATCTGGAATAGTGGTAGAGGTAGTTTTAACGCTAAAGCCTGACCATTCGGAATCAATCTTCCCGTTATTTAACCTCTGTACTTTTTCCATATCTTGTTTAGTACTGCGCTTTTCTGAGCCAAGTAGAAGGCCCGCACTGCGCCCATAGCTGGACGTAATGCAATTTTCTACCCAGAAATCACGGTTTACACCGCGATCACTTCTAGCTTCAAAGGCCACATCTACGGCGGCTGGGTGTTCATCGTTAGCATCTCGATAAACTTCGGTTACTGCATAGACATAACCTTTATCAAAATCGATAGCTAGGTCGCGGATATTGAAGCGACATAGGGGATAGTTATCATGGACCCGGCGGATACGTGTGGCTACGTCCTCATAGCCTTCTAAAAAGTTACTCACCGAAGGTTGCCTGTGCGTAATTAAGTTGCTCGCTAAGGGGCCAAATAGTGCCATCGGGCCATCTAGAGTTTTCAGCTCTGCATGTTTCGCAGTAAGCTCGCTCGATTCCCTTTGATTTTGTAATGGTGCTAATAACAACAACGACGGCCTGCCGTCTTGCTTTATCATTTAGCGAGCCGTCTTTCGCTTTTCCCCAGCGGCCTTTGCAGTAGTCGCAATAGCGGCCTACCTCTGCTCTAGTTATTTGACCCATCATCGGGCCGCCTTGTCCATATTACGGCGCCATTTAAGAGAAGTAGCTAAGCCATATTCTTTACCTTCTTTGAATCCCAGCATGAATGAAGCTGTGAATACGATTAATAGCACGAATATAAGTGCTAGTACTTCGATAGTTTGCATTTATGTAGCCCTTACTATCGATAACTCGGTGTTACCGATAATAGAAGAGTAAGGCTTTGCACTGACAATAGGCAAGAACCGACACGCAGGGGCTATACCTTAGGTTTATCCTTAGGCTTTAGGCCGTTACCTGCTAGCACTCCGCCAAGTGAACCAGTTAAGAATATAGCTAGAGTTTTTAGCAGATCTATAAAGGCGGCATCGTTCGGCGCTTGGGCTCCGATAGGTTGAGTTACGAAGATTAGGGCGTACACCACTCCAACACTTACTATAAAAAAGGTAAAAGCTAGGGTTGCACCGATTAACAGAATTAACCGAGCATGTATCTCTTGCGGATCTAGGCGATCTCTATGCCTTTTCTTTAATGGCATCGCCGAGAATATCTGCCGTGCAGGTACCGGTAACTTTGCACTGTGGCGGTTTGCATTCAGGATTTTCCCAGTTAGCGTATTCTTGGCATTCATATCTAATCCACCCTTGATAACCACAGCTAGTAAGGGTTACCGATAGGAGCAATAACCCTACTAGCCACTTCATTAACTTATTTAGTACGGCCGAACTCAGTAGCCGAAGTATCGAGATACTTTAGTACCGGTCCAATAAATCCAGAGATTAGCGCGTACGCCAGAGTTTTAGGATCTGTAGTACCTGCCATGTATAAAGCGCCAGCCGAAGCTAGCGAAGCCCTAAGCCATGATAAAAACATTTGTTTAGTTTTCATGTTTTAGTCCTAACTTGATAATTAACGCTGAGGCTTTCTCAGGCGTTAAATCTATTTCCCAGTGCATCTCATCTTTCCTATTCTGATAATCGCCGCCCCATTTAAGGCCGTATTTCTTAGATAGTGCCCGGATCATTGGTACCTTTTCAGGTGGGAAAGTGCCTATAAGTCCTAAAGCATGTTTAGGCGCATTAAGATCTATAGCTGTACCGGAGCTGTGATTACTTAGCTTCTCAGTTTGTCCACGAATAGGGCGAAAGGCGTAGCCCCAATCATCTAGGGCGCCTTCATCTATCGGCTCTATTAGCTTATGAAACTCAGCGGCGAAGCCGATTAATAGGGGAGCGCAGGCACTAGCGCATCGCAATTTAACCTTAGTGCCTGGTACTTGATAGCTCTTAATATCTATCTCGGCTGGATCTTTAGAAGCCTTCCAGCCGTTATGAGAAATAAGCATTAATTATCCTTTCTATAACACACTTCCTCAAAATTGTGCTATAAACCTAAAGCCCTTAAATCATCTGTAGTTAAACCAAGTGCGGCGAGTTTGTTTTCGGCTGCTGCTTTGGCTTGCGCTTTGGCTTCGGCTTCGGCTTTACGGGCAACATCTGCTGCCTGATCTATTTCATATTGAGCAAATTCCTCATCATTCATTTCGCGATCAATAAACTCATTGTCTGCGCTGTAAATTCTTACTAAAGGTTTTTTCATTTTATGATACTCCGTAAATGTAGGCGTTTCCATTGGACATTGTGCCACTACCAACCGCAAATGTTAATGTCGTAATTGCTGCGCTGTTGTCGTAAACACCATTTATTACTGTTGCTTTTTGAGAACCTTCATAACCAAAAAATTGCGCTGTAACATAAGTTTCGTCTGTGTCAGTATAACGAACGATCCAAAAATTACCGCGAACTCTTTGACCAGCACCCGTTGCTGTTCCTATATCATTTAATTTAAGTTCAGTTTGAGCACTTGTAACGCTTCCAGATATTGTAGTTGTTCCAGAAGTTGTTACAACGTTTCTAAAATAATTAGCACCAGAATCGCTATTCATTCTTACATAAAAATCTGTGTTTGTTGAGGCAGTTGCATTTTTCACTACAACAAATAAGTGTTTGTAAGTGCCTGCTATTGATGAAGAAGTAACGCTGGCGCCAGATAGAGTTAAAGTTTGTATTAAAGTCATACCACCTGCAGGCGTAGCCCATTTTAGTCCAGTAGCGGCCGTGCTATCGGCAGTAAGTACAGTGTCGTTAGCACCTACAGTTAATTTAGCGAAAGCGTCTGCTCCAGTACCAGCTACTAAATCACCTTTAGCATCTATAGCTGTAGCCATAGAGTTAGTTACGGTAACGGTGCCAGAAGTGCCGCCGCCTGATATACCTATACCAGCGGTTACACCTTCAATATCACCGGTAGCACCTGAGGCTACCCAAGCCGCACCGTCGTAATACCATAGGCCGTTAGTATCTTTAGTAAAAGCGAATTGGCCTTCTTGCGGTGAAGTAATTGCGGCATCTCTAGCGGCCGCCGAAGCGAACACTAAAACACCTTGCATTAGATAACCATTTACGTCGCCGGCGGTTAGTACTTCACCGGTGGTAAAGGTCTTAAAGCCTTGTCCAGCTGCCATTTTTTCTCCTTAGTAACTTAGTACGTTATTGTCTAAAGTGCCGTAAATTGCATTACCTAAAATCAGGGCATCAATTACCGGCTCTAAAGTAGTGAATAAAGTTTTGAAGCTATTTGGTGTTATTGTGTTTTGAACGCCGAAAATCTGTAGTGTTTTAGTTAGCGTGGATCCGCCGGGCTGTGTAGTGCTAACAGTTATAGGATCAAAGAAGTCTAGATCTAAAGCGGCTACGATCCCAGCATCATAATTAGGGGTATATAAATCTAAAACAATAGAATCCACGCGAATAGAAGTTTCGGCTCTACTAGCTACGTAAGCCTCTGCGTAGTCAAGTGCTACGGAATCGCTCTGCATTAAAAGGTTATCTAAGAAGTAACTGTGTAGAAAATACTTTTCAATACTTGCGGCGTTATCTGCTACCTGAGCCGTGCCACCTGCTCTAGTTATAGTGGCTTTATTAAAAACTAATACATCGTTCAAGATCCACGCCGCATCGGAATAACGAATACCTGCGCCGGTATCTGAGAAAACTGTAGGAGTGCCGCCGATAGATCCAGCCGTTACGTTGCGATCTTGAAATACGAAAGAGCCAGAGGCATCTACGTAGAAGGCCCCGTACTCGCTATCGGTAACAGTTTGTAGAGCGGCTAAAGAAGTACGGTTAGTGCCCGGATCATTTTGTAAAGTAGTTAATCCTGCATCTACATCGCGCATAGTTGCAGGCCAATTAATTTGATCTAGTATCTGATTAATCCGAGTGCCTGATAAATTACCGGCAGAGGCTCCAGCTACGGTAGATATCTGCGCTAATTGGGCTAACCTAAAAGCATCTACAGCTTGAATAGTCGTATAAGCGACATCGGCATCGGCTTCTTTAGGATAGGTAGTTACATAAGAAGTTATGAATCCCGAAAAGATCGGATAAGTGATGCCTAAAAATGTAGCTGTTATCTGGACCTTTTTCATGGGTGTAAGTAACTCGTAATATGGCCCGGTTACATTCTGAGGATTAAAATCGCCATTCTGATCTACTATGCGAAGCGTTAGCGTGCCGGTCTGAAATTGATCGGATAAAGCCGTGCGACCACGCCTAGTTTCTATTCTGTTAATTTGATTAGATACGTCCACGATTACAGATGCCGAATCTGCTAATACGTTAGTGCCTAGTATTCCCTGATCTAAGATCATCGATTGGGCGAAGCTTGGGCCAGTAGAAAAGTTAATTACGGCGTTTACTGTAGGCACGGCCATTAGGACAAGCTCCCAGCTGGGGCAGTGTTAAATCCGCTTCGGCCTGCTACCTGAATACTTTCAGCTACTAGTTGAGCGAACTTATCGCCAGACGGTGAATCAATTCTTACGTTTACATCTACCGACCTATTACCGCTTTCCCTAGCTCTTTCGGTTGCGATCTCGGATACGTTCATGCCTGAATAGCCAGTAGTGCCTACTAACGAAGTAGCTAATTCTTGAAAGTAACTAGCTGTTAATGGTGTAAATGTAGAAGAAGAAGAAGAAGTAGTAGAAGGTGCCGTAGTTTTAACTCCACCTAAAGAAGCTATGAAGGCCGCGATCTGTGCGTTTAAGGCTCTAACCATCTCTAAAGCTGTATTCTGTAGGTAGTCATCTATTTTAGTATTTAGCGTTTTAACTTTGAATAAAGCAAAATCTTCTAAGGACATTCCTGCTAGGCGTGCCTGCTCTGCAAGTTTTCTTAAAGCATCGGTCGCTTCCCACTCGGCTATTAACTTCTTAGCCATAGCTTCGTTATTATCTAGGATTGCTAATTGCGATCTTAATCGTAGTTTAGTTTCTTCATCGGTTGCGCTATTTAATGCGGCTGTAATTCCGATACGCTCTAAATCGAACTTCTTTTTTAATTCTTCTACGTTCTTATTTTCGATCGCGTTCTTAGCTGTTAATAAGTCGTATTCTTTTTTCTTAGCTTTAAGTAGAAGTAATGCAATACGTAGATCTGGGATACCTGAGTAACCGCCTTCATTAGCGGCCGCTGGGCCTGATCTGCCATAACTACCAGTAGCCGCGCTATATGCACCACCGGCACCCACTACACCTAAAGCTGCTAAGAATGGGCCGGGTGTCTTACTAAAATAAGAAGCGGCGGCACCAAGTAATATAATTGATGGGCCGAAAGACGGACTACTAGTAAAGCTACTCAACTTATCAATTAATTTAGCTATCTGACCTGTTGCGAACTGTATGTTTAATCCTAGATTTTCAAAGTCTGTAGCTAAACTTTCAATAGAATCATCTTTACTTAAAATGGTTAGTGCATCTACTAAGCCTTCACCTATGGCTTTAGTAGCTATATTGGCGCTCTTACTTAACACGTCCATCTTGCCGGCATAGGTATCTAGGCGTGCGGCGGCCTGACCAGCGAATCGCTTTTCAAGTGCGGCCATGATCTTATTCATATCGCCGGTGGCTAATATGTTCGCATCTATACCAGTATTAAGAGATTTAATGCCTTTAGTTTGTCCTCGGATACCAGAAGATAAAGCATCTACTACACTATTTAGGCTTGCCCCTGTACCGGCGCTTATGTTTAAGGCGGCTTCTAGCGTGCGTTGAGCTAAAGTAATATCGCCAGTAACGTTTAATAATGTTTGAAATGGGGCGCGTAAGTCTGTGAGTATTGCGTAAGTTTTCTCTAATCCTTTTATATACGCTTCAACTTCTGCAACAGCGAAAGCATTACCAGTATTTTCTAGCTGTACTGCTAAGGATCTAGCGGCCTTCTCATCGGCGGCGAAAGCGTTAATAGCCTTCTTGCTAAACTGAAGAATCTGATAGGCGCTAAAGGTAGTAGCTAGGTTACGTCCTAATTTTGTAACTGATTTATCGAACGCGGAAATATCATTTTTACCCCTATTAAGGGCTTTACCATTCCAAGTAGCTAACGCCGATACAATTAAATTAGCCACTATGCGGCTCTCTTTATCTCAGTGCTCTTATTAAAGTTATCTACTGTTGCGTTTACAGCTCTATAGATTGCGTTATATACCTTGCCGCTATCTTCTGCCCAAGCTCTATAAATTAAGCGGCCTTTAGTTTTACGACCACCGGATCTAACGTCTTTCATTTTAGGCTGTGAAGTAACAGGCGGTAGATCTGTAACGAATTGATAACCGGCGAAAGGATTAGCCGAGCTGTAAGTCTTAGTAGATCGCGTTCTACCTCTGCTCTTACCTTGATAACCTTCTACACTGCCACCTGCGCCCGAAGCTACTCGCATAATTGGGGCGCGGCCTTGAGGATTTAATCTGCCGGCAGTTTCATAAATTGATCCACCCGGATTAACGTTATACACGTAGTTACTTACTCTAAATCCATTCTTAAAGGTACGGTTTTCACCTTCTCGGTAATCGATACCGCCTTTAGCCATAGCTGAATCAAATCTTGGAAACGGCCTGTAATCTGCGCGAGGTTTAGCTTCTCTAGTCCAGCCTGATAACACTTCACCGTTAGAAGGTACGAAGCCTCGCGCTTTGTTTCTAATTCCTAACATCGCAGGCCTAATAGCTGCGCTTATTCTTTCCTTCATATCCTCATCGATATAGTTCAAGCCTTTTAGAAGATCATTAACGCCGACCACGTGGAGCGGTTTTACTTGCGGCATTTTTCATCTCCTTAGCTCTATCTCGTAATACTTGAATAATTGCTTCAAGCATTTGTGGATCCATATCTATAAACTCTTTAGGCGGTATCCCTAATTCCACAGATAGCGCGGCTATCGTGTAGGTAATCGAATCCCGCTGTGTTATTTTTTTTCTTCGTCCATTACCTCGACGGTATCTAAACTGTCGATAAATTCGATCCCGAAAGTAGGCACTGTTATATTGGCCCTGCGTAAACATTCCCAAGCAAGCCAGTAAATATCGGTTTGCTTTTCATCTTCACGCAGAGCTTTACTAATGCCCATGTTTCGTTTTAACTCGAAGGCAAATTCAATACCCGGCGTAATTTTGTGCTCTGTTACTTCGCCGTTAGCCCTTGTTATCTTTAATTTTGCCATTATTACTCCTTAGAAGGTGCCAGTAGTTGCGTATGCAACAGTGGAGTTACATGTAAAGGAAATCGAGCTCTGATTTAGGCTTGCGACATCGCCTGAAATCGGGGTTACGTTATTGATCAAAATCGATACGGTGTAGAGCGGATTGGTAGCGCTTACAGCTGTACCTTTTTCTGGGATTAATACGGCTGTTACTGTGGTGCCGTAGTTAGTTTGTAATAGCGTGCTGATCTGTGAAGCCGCGAAGTCATTGAAAAAGTCTAGAGATAGTGTCGAAGCCTCTAAGCCTTTTGTATATCGGTGCGAAAGATCCCCAAGACTTGTGATTTCTAATTCATCAAAGTTTTGAGTAAGTGTCGCACTTGATACGTGGTCTGAAATATCTACAGTTGCGATTTTCACGCCAACCTTAGAATTGAGCATTACTGCCATGATTACTCCTCTTTCTCTGCGATTGGCGCAGCTTTAGATTTAGGTGTTTCTTTTATCTGACCTGTCCGAGCCAGAAAGTTATTTTCGTTTATATCGTATTGATCTGACATTTGATTAGCTCCAAGTCGTGAGTGTTGAGATATTGATCGAGCAAGTTAAAAGATCACCACTAGCCGCGTTTAAGATCGACGGAGCGGATACGCTAGTAACTGTTAGTGCTAAATTAGAAGCCGCTATCTTTTGAAATACAGCTACTAAAAATGTTTCGATACTTGCTAGGTTGCCTTGATTATCGAAGGCAGGTACAGCTATTAAAATAGAAAATGAAGCGAGTGGTGCGATAGTTGCGTTATCGTTATTAGTCGGAGTTATGTACGGATCCGCTGGGATTACGCTTACTGAGTTGGCTAATAATGTTGGAGCTGGGAATGCGAATGTGCTCCAGACACCGGCATTAGCTAGATCTGTAGCTAGCGTGCCTCTTAAAGTTGTTATCGCGGCTGGCATATCAGCCTATAAGTGCAAGGGGATTAGCGTACGGTTGGATTAATCCACGTACTCGATTTATTAATTGGTAACCCATTCGATAAGGCGAAGGTGAATAACCGTCCATACCGTTACCGCCTGTTTGAGAAACCTGCCGGGCCTGCCAGACATCGACCGCGATTATGAGTGCGGCGGAACGGATCGCCGGAGTATTCGCATAGCTGGCTGATTTGTGATCGGGCCCGGTGCAAGTGCCATACGGCATTACTCGATGGAAAGGGTCATCGGCCGCCGTTTTAGCATATTGAATAAAGCTATATCCGCTTGGATAAGTTTGGTAAGCCCAATTCCACCAGATCGCAGGTAGTAGATTGGCTGTGCCAGTTGAGAATGGGATAGTGCCGGTTAAAGTATAAGTGCCATTATAGGTAGCACCGCTCGCGGTTATAGTTACAGATTGACCAGTTACGAATATACCGGGATTAGCTAGCATTACAGTAGCGACGTTATTAGATATAGAAGTGGCTACTACCGGCGCTCTGTTAAACCATAGATATTGATTTAATAAATCTTCTGCCGTTTGGCAGACTTCTTCAACGGTTGCATCGGAGTAGAGCGTACCTATCCCAAGATCGGCGCGTAACTCAGCGACCGTTACATAAGTTGCGGCCATATCTCTACTCCTTTGCTAATAGCTCTCTAGGGCTAAGGGCTACTAAGCCCTAGAGATTTTTACGGTTTTATTAGGTTAAGTTGAAAGTACGTACGCCGCGTGTCATTGTTACAAGCGGAGCCATGAAGCCATAGATAGCAACTTGAACCTGTAGATTTGAAACTACATTAACGCTCATGTAAGCCGTTGGGGATTCAAAAATTGTTACGGCTTCTGGCACGATGATAAATGCAGATCCATCGATAGTAGTAGAAGGTAGATCGACGTCCACACTGAAATTAAGGCCCAGTACGTTGCCTTTAATTCCGGTAGGTGAAGTTAATCCGCCTGCGTTCATTGGATACTGTGCGTTGAAAATTGGGCGGCCAGTAGTATCTACGGCGCCTAATAGTGTGCTCCAGTGTGAAGTACCGCCTACATAATTTTGTGCGAAGTATGAAGTACCTGTGTATGCCGCTACTGGTTCAGTAGTTGCATAAGAAATTAATCCTGCTGCTGTTGCTGCTGTAGTAGCTGCATTAGTGGAGTTAGCAGTTAAGTAAGTAATTGCAGCCGCATTAGTAGCCTTTAAATAGGCTCGCTGTAACTGCAAAGTGAGCTGGTCATAAAAGGCCGGCCCAGATCTTTCTATTAGCTCTATCGACATGGTATTCATGCCAGCGTACTTGGCCACTGTTGCGGTCATGTACTCAGTTACCATTCCGGTATTTTGTACTGCGCCTGCTTCTGCTTCTACAGTTACTACAGGTGCTACACCATTTCCGCCACCGGCAGAAGTAACCAAAGTAGGGACTATTACGTTCATGCCTTCGGACGGCAAAATTGCTTTCGTACACGCATCAATAGTGCTACGTCCGAAGTTTGTATTAGAAACTACGTTACGTAGGTATTGGTTAGGTGAAAATGCTGGGTTAGTAGTAAAGCTATCATCTGCGGCTTGAACCCATAATCTAGATTCATCGTTACCTAGTGATGCCTTAATTTTGTGCTCTGTGTAGCGGCCCATTGAAGTAATGCCGTGTCTTACAGTTTGTGAATTATATGGAGCTGTAATTATTGGGCGTGCGGCTTCTACGGTTGGAGTAGTAGCTTCTGCCGGTGTATCTGTTGGCTCTGGAGCTTTTACGTCCAAGATAGCCTCACTTTCGGTAGTTGGTTGGGTTGGTACTTCTTCCGCTTCGCTTTCGCTAGCGGCTACCTTAGTTACGATCGCATCTGCATACGCAGGGGATTCGACTAAGGAAACTTCTTTCATAACTGCGCTAGATACGACTAGTACGCCGTCTGAGTTTTCTTTTGCTTTTAATACATCTACACCAATAGATAAAGAGCTTATTAATTCTTCTTGGGCTAGAGTTAAATAATCTGTACCCTTAGAGCTAGCGCTAATCTTGAACGTGCCATAGATAGCATCTTGGGTAACTTTGAAACTTTGTGCGCGGCCTATTGGATCTGTTTGATTATGTTGCGCTAATAATTTAACACGGCGCGCTTCTGGGATCTCTACGCTACCGCTTTCAAATATAACCGGGCCTGCGCTGGTATTACCGATTTTATTAAATGGTAGTACTACGCCTGAGATTAAGCGGCGACCTGTATCGCTACTTTCGATATCGCTAGCGAAAGTTAAGTGTGTAATCTTTTCCATTAGTCTATTACCTCATCTATTTCTGGATTCTCATTACCTTCTGGGGTTAGATCTTCCATCTCTTTAGCTTGGCTTATATCTATTAATCCAAGATTTAACATTTTTTCTGTTACATCTAAACGCGACATAGCATCGCCACGTAAAAAGGTATCATCTACTGCGAACTTAACTATGTTCCCGTTAGCAGTAATATCATTCATAGATAAGCGATTTTCTATCGCTGATATAAATGGCTGTAGTGAATATGCTACAAACTCTTTACGACCATCTAATATATTTTGGTAGGTCATAGAGGTATCGGTAGAAGCCGAAAGCATGTAAGCCGGTACATTCATCGCACGGCATATTTGACCCACTAAAAATAAAGAACTTTCGTTATAGGTCATATCCTTCGGTGAAAATCCTGTAGTTTCATAACTTAGGGTAGAAGTTAGATATGCAGTACTACGAGATTGTCTAGCTGAACGCCATGATGCTAATAATCCTGAGATCTGCGCTTCTGGTAAATCTGCTCCAGTATTTTTTATATAACCGGTAGGCATTGGGGTAGCGGCTGATACAGCTGTAGCCTTTTCGAGATCTAGCGCGGCTTGGATCGTACGACTTGCAGTTATTAATACACCATTAGTTAATCCTTGAAATGTTACTAAAGATCCTATACCAGACATCGGACATACTGCGCCGTCCACTGTGTAAGATTGTACTTCTGTACCGAACTCATTTGTAGTAGTAGTTACGCGATTGTTAGCGACCCATTCAAAGCCGGAAGGCCTGCCATCGTCGGCATATAAAGAAGTTACGCGCCAGAAAGCTTGACCGTAGAAAATTAAACTATCGCAAGTCCAAGCTAGCGTAACGCTACGAGGTTGCCTTAAATCTGGCTGATCTAACCAGATAGGTTTACCTATTTGTTCGCCGGTAGATTTTTTATATAATTCTAAATCTAGTGAAGCGATAACTCCTGCAATTAAATTACGACATCTTGCAACGGCTGGCACTTGCATCGCCATATCTCGCGGAATTACACCTAATCCTACATTAGAAGTAGCTGTACTGAAATAGCCATAGCCGTAAGCGCTATCCATAATAGCCGGCGCTTTTTGTGCCTCTATTTTGTTACTTGGCCTAAGGCCTAAAGTTTGCAGTAATCCCATGAGTTAAGTTTTTCGTAAAAGTCAAGTACATTTCCCGTTATCTGTTTACGTGTCGCTATATATTTTCGCGGCTTCTTGGGGTTGGACTAGCACGTGGATTACCATCGCTAGGCCTATAGCTATATCGACCGGACCAGCTGATTTACGCCGGACTATGCGCCACGAACTATCGTTAGTTTTTGCCGCGCAGTTATTCATGTGTTGAATTAGTACATCTTGGCCCGAGTGGACTAGTCGGCCATTAGTTAACTGATCGTGTAGATCCGAGCAAGCTTGGTAAAACGTCTGGCCACTGATATCGCGAACTGTTACGCCAGATCTTTCAAGGCGGCTAGCAACGCTGGCGGTCGTATATTTATCGAAACAGACTACTCGCGGATAATAGAGATCGCACCATTTTTTTATAGCGGCGGCTATTGCCAATTCATCTACAGCTACAGGAGCGCTAAAAGTTTCAAGTACGCACACTCCGAACTTACCGTCCGGCGTTATCTGACCCATTACTAAACTTGCATCTCGGCGGCTCGGGCTAATATCGAAAGCCATTACAGTTAAAGGACCAGGCGATAGCACCAGATCTTTATTACTTGTAGCTTCAACTGAGCCATGTGGGAATGGCGATTGAAGGCTATCGATCCATTGGCAGAGCGTTTCGGTCCGGAAGTTTTCAACTGTATTAACTGATAAAGCTTCTTCTATAGCTTCTTCGGTAATCATTATGCCCAAGCTTGGATTAGCCATAGCCCAGCCTTTACGATCATCGAGCGCGGCCCATTGTGGCGCTGAGTATTCGTAAAAGCCGAAGCTCTCAGGTGGATTACTTAAAGCCTTTTCTCTTAGATCGTTTAGCGTAGTACTAAAAGCGTCGCCTGCGTTTGAACTTAGATACGTTTGTGAATTAGGCCGGGCACGTGTTACCGGTAATGCAGCTGCGAAGGCTTCGGTATCTATTTCGCGGATTTCATCGATCCAGAGAAAATCGGCAGTGCGACCACGCGCACCATCGCGAGTAGCGGCTACTACATCTAAGCGATTACCGTTACGCATCTCGATACATTCGGTACCGTTTGCATATCTGATCTGTTTTACCAATTTACCCAAGTGGTCATTATTTTCAAAGATATTACAGATATCTCTAAAGTTAGTTAAAGCCATCGAACGATTAGAGCTCATTATTAGCTGATTCTTTTCACCGAACAATACGAGGCCTGCGATCGCTCTCATTCTGCCGATATGTGATTTTCCGACTTGACGGGCCGCTATGAGGAGTGAGGATCTGCGTATGAACTTATTTTCTTCGTTAATGCTGAGTAAATCATCGAGTACGTATCTCTGCCATTCCATTAATGGCATAGCTATAGATTCTGCGAGCTCTGCTACTTCTGCGCCTCTGTTTTTAGTATTCAAAGGTTTATTTTCAAGGCGTGGCTTAACTGCTCCTCGTAAGGGCTGTTTAGGTTTACTACTCATCTAGTCCTAATTCTGTTTCGGCTGGCCGAGAGCTGGACCGGCTTGGACCGTTGCGGTGGTTTTTAGGGAGGTATTGGAAGGAAGAACAGTGGGGGTAGCCGTCCTCCTTAAAAAAACGGCCTCTGAGCGGTTGCCCTTGCTTATATTGCAACGACGGCAACAGGCGACAAGGTTAGACACTTCCATACCCAGCGAAGGATCCTTAGTTATCGGTACGACGTGATCGACCTGATCCGCATCTTGACCGCAATACACGCATGTATAGCCCATAGATTCAAGCACTGAGATACGTAGCTTCTTATACGCTCTAGTTATCCTTGCATCTTTAGCTTTAGCCATTAGTAATAACCTTTAATCAAGAAGAACTCTAAAGCTTTACACCCATCTTTATATCTATGCTTTATGTACTTAATACCTGCATCTATCTGTAAATAAGGATCATTAGTAGTTAGCTTTAGTAGTTGAGGTATCCCATAAGCACTACTTCTCTTATTCTTACTCTTAGGATTCCAGTTACTCTCTTTAGTCCATAGCTTATTAATACAGCTATATTCTTTGTGATTACTTACCTTTATATGTGTATATACCTTATAGATTTCTATATCTCTTGGCGTATTAATAGCATAAGCCGGTGTAGTACTGTGGAATACACATAACTCTAGCAAAAGCGCTATGCCGAGCGATACAGCGCTACAGCGCCGCTCTGCATGGAAGCGTACCGGACGTGTCAAGGGCCTAAGCATGATTAACGCTTTCTGCGTGTCGCAGTAATTGAGTACCTAGATACTTCGTATAGGCAGGTGGTATAGCTTCTACCAATTCGCTCCAGATCATATTATTAATGCCCATAGCGCCTAGAGCCTGCTCCATAGTGTCGGCAGTTTTACCGCCTTTAGGTATTTCATCACGCATAGAGCCATAGATACCAACAGGCCTACCTTGCTCCTTATGTTTACAGGTAGTACCTATTAATGGGATATTAGATTCGAATAATCTGTGGCGCCTGACTTTAAGGCCGAAGGCCGAACCACATAAGAGCACAGGATCTATTAACGGACTACCCGGCACATTTTCTATTATGTAAGGCTTACCTGAAGCTATGAGTGCGGCTCTAGTTTGAGGTATTAGATCTACCTTAGACGTAGATTTACCCTGAGCATTACGTAAATGTTGAGTAATACTATGAGTTTGGCAAGGTGGCGAAGCATGAATTACATCGAAAGATCGTAAAAAGTCCAGATCATCTAAGTAAGCCAGTACATCGCCTTTAATATATTTATATGGATAACGCTTGCCATGTTTAAGGTCGATACCTGTAACCTGAAAGCCTGCAAGTGCGTAGCCAGTAGAAGCGCCGCCAGCGCCACAATACAGATCAAGGAGTTTCATCTGTACGCAATTCCACGCCTAATATGCCGCAACTCTGGCACTCTAAGCATTTAAGGCCCGGCGGTAAGAGCTCTGTAAACTCTATTAATACCTTGCCCTGAGTTTGTTTTTTACAGGTCCGACAATCAAAAGTTAGAAGATCCATAGACACTCCTTCTAAGATCTTTGATAGGGAATAGATCCCTTTGACTTACCCAGTGGCTTCCGTCATTTTTGTAGTACTTCATCTTCCGGGCCATAACTACAGGTATCCAGCCGCATATGTAATAAACAGGGGAGCGGCCGACCACCAAGACACCTACATCGGTAGCGCGATCAGT